CTAGCATCAACTCCTACTTTTAATAAATCTACAGCAGCTTTATTTCTAGAACCAGATAAGCTTGCATCAAGAGCAACTAAATCACGAAAAGATTCAGCAGCAGTAGATTGTAAGGTTTTTTTACGTGATACACCTGATTGACCTAAGGCAGCTCTACCACTTTTTTGTAAACCTTCTACAAACTTAGCTTCTTTTTCAAAAGTATTTTTTGTAGTAGCTTGATTTAACTGTTGTTGGATAGATTCATTACTAATTCTACGATTACTTTTGATACCGTATAATTTAACACCTTGCTCTAATTTCTGAATGCCGCCCCTTTTTATCTCATTCATTAAATCAGCGTGCATAGCTTCACGTTGAAACGCTTGCTGTAGGGCAAGGTCTTGGAGAGAAGCTTGCTGATCATTAATTGCTAATCCAGCGGCTTGCTCATTAAAACCAGTTTGTCGATTATAAATGTCTTGACTTTTTTCGTAAGAAGCTAAAGATTGTGCATATTGATAATCTTGAATTTGCTTACCATACTCCCAGTTAGTAAGGGCAGTTTCATATGCATACTCACGTTCTGCATAATAGTTTGCTTTTTCTGCGTTATGTAGATCTTTATTGTATAAATACTCGGTACGGGCTGCACTTTTCCCTGCTTTTCTAGCATCTCTTTCAGCAGCTCTTGCTTCTTTGTTTCTGTCCCTGCCTGTAAATATATCAGTCCATGACATAATTAAGTCCTCCTATAGAATCGTGGTGAATAAATACCTTCCCATGTCATTGATACTAACGATACAGGGTATGGAAAATTGCTTGTCACTTTAAGTTCAAAATTAGTATTACGTTGATGGATTGGTATAGTGAATTGATGTTCTTGTGCTATAGGACTACTATCTGCTATGTAAGTATTAGCATCAGTTACATACTCTACATTTTTCCATTCATCAGAACCACCTGCTTTTACTTTAAATAAAATTGGGCCTGTTCTACCAATAGAAAATATAACTCTTGATATAGTTAATGTAGCTGTATAATCAGATGTAATAGAATCGTTTTTTTTATAAAAAAATTTAGGTAAGATTACTTCAAAATCATAACCATAACCTATAACAATACCATCAGCATAGCTTGTATAGTCACCTTTAACTTCAAAGTAACGGTAACCTGTACCAATTTCAGTACGTTCAGTAGCAGTTAAATAAAAACCAGCATCAGCATCAACTGCTGCACTTGTCCCTACATCTGCTGTTGGTACACTAAGAAGCATAATAGCTTCCTTTTGTGATATTGGTGTGTAGGGTGTATAGATTTTAGTAACCTCATTAGTGGCATCATACACCACCGCATCGACATTTGTGGCAGGCTTGACGGGCCTTGCAGCCATGTCTAGGCATGTATTACCACTAATACTTGTAGCACCTACCTCAGAGCTTCCTGTGGGGATCTCATCAAGAATTATTTTACCTATTGTATATTCATCTTCATGCTGAGAAATAATAACTACAGAATCATTGATAATCTTTGCAGATTGGATAGTTCCTGGTAGCTGCCATTTAGTCCATGCTTGGAATAAATCTTTCTCACCATTATTATAAAATCTATAGAGGTATAGATAAGATGTAGCAGAATCAATTAATAGTATAGCTGAGTTTTGTGGGCTAACACTTAAATCATCAATAGTATCTGGAAGCCATTCAAGTACAACTTTACTGATATCAACAACAATTGGATTTTGTTCTACATCACGTAGTTGTAAACTAAACAATTTACTATAACCAGGCACTCTATTGATAAAAGCTGTAGTAACACCAACATCAACAGGTGATATGTCAGTTGCCATTTCATAATTAGATAGTGCTCTAATTATGGTTGTAGTGGGGGTAAGTGTACTGGAATCTGTAGCCAATACTTGAAACTGTTGTCGTGCACTAAATAACATCAAACCTTGCGGAGATGGCAATACGTCAGATAGGATAACAGGTCTGATACTAGCTACATTTAAATCAATAGGATCCGAATCAATTTGAGTTAAAGCTGACTTAACAAAAAAATTATAGCTATCATTAGCTACTCCAAAGAATACGTTGTCTTGTGATAACAAGCCAAATCTATTAGAATAAAAAAATGTAGTTGTAATCTTATTACCAATAAAAGAAGGTAATGGGCTAGTTACATCATTACCTGCTTGACGTGCTGACCATGTAATAGGATTAAATGCAAATGCTGTAGGTCCTGTATTTTCTAGTTGATGTGGCATAGTAGATGCATCTAATCCAGGAGATACATCACGAGCTACTGTTTCTTCCCAATAACCCCTACCTCTATTTAGTGCAGTATCATATGCAACAAATTGTAGATGATAATCATCTTCAGCATTAGTTGTATTACTAACTGTTACGTGATGGCCACCGAAAGATTCTAAAGGAAGTTTAGAGGCATCAGCTACGTCATCTTCAAATGCTTCTATAGCAACGTTATTTAGACCACCTTTAGCTTCAATATCAAAGGCAACTGGAGTACCAGTAACGGCACTATAATCAGTTATAACTGCATTAGAACCTGTACTACGTTTAATAACAAGACTATCAGGATAACCTTCTAAATACCATCTACCAGCAAAATCTGCATTACTTGCTGAATGTTGTGCTTCAATAACACTTTTAATTTTATCGACAAGATGATGGTTTATGTTTACATCACTAGCATCGTACAACAACATGTCATCAAATGTTGTACTGTTTTGACTTGTTACCTCAGCCTCTACATGCTGAATAGTAACAGTATACACATAAGTATCTACGAGTGTATTGAGTTTAAGAGTCGCAACAGTCTTAGGGGTATAAGTACCGTTAGCCTGCATTGCAGCAGTAATAGTTTTGTTGGTAATGATTGTAGTATCTTGAATGCTACGAAAATGATAATCATTCTTAGTAGTACCAGTTAGATACGAACTGGCATTGTTTGTGACAGTACACCAAGTACCATCAGCAGCTGTCCAAACATAAATATTTGCACCTTTAATAGCACCAATATATGAACCAGCTGCATCACGTTCAATAAAGAACCATGAAGCACCGTCTAATTCAGACTTAGTAAATTCAGTACCATTTGCTTTTTTCAATACATTAGTATGCTTCATTCCTGGTCTTTTTAATAGACCATAGGTAGGATCGGGATAACCGTTAATGCATTCAGTTACTTGTCCTAATAATTTTTTGTCATCATTTTGTCGTGAGACACCACCAAGAAAGTTTGGTATTAACTGAGTTACTGCTGGCATTAGCGTTGTAAAGTATGGAACGGTTGGTAGCTTTGATAGAAATTACCACCTTTAGGAGCACCAAAGAATGAGTAATCACCTTGATTACATTCGTATTCTAAAGCTGTAGACTTAGCAAAGGCTTCTTTTTGTATTAGCATTTGATATTGATTAGGATCACCAATAATTCTACTAGACACAATTGCAGCTGCTCTTGCAATGATAAAAGATTGAATGACAGTAGGGATACTAGGCCAATCAAAATACCAAATAACATCTACGTATAAGGTATCGTCAGTCCAGGTAAATGAATGAGCAGTTTTATCATAAAGTTTGCCTTCACGATTAATGCTATCTCTATCCATGTTTTGTGTATAAGTTCTATTCAAATCCATATGGAGTATATTATTAGCAATAATTACTTCGTTGGATGAGTCAGGTGTAATAGGATAGTCGTATTCTTTATTAAAAGACCAGCCTTCTGATTGTATTTCGCGAGACACTTCTCTTAGAGTGTTGAGTGCAATCGCAACGTCCGGGTTGGTTTGTGATTCAATTCTACTTGTAGCAATAGACTGTGTTAAGATCTGACTAGAAACAGTCTGAGAAATATTAACAGTATAATCATATGTAACAGGGTCTGTAGCTGGAGATACCTCTACACCTGCAACGGCAATAGATGTACCAACAGTTACACCAGGTCCACCAATATAGGTGCCGACTGGGATATTAGCTACTGTAGTAGTTAGAGTGGTGCCGGAAATAGAACCAGTAAAGCTTGAAACTTCATTCAGTACGAAAGTTTCATCAGTTGTCAATGTAGTGACAGGAGCCTGACCAACTGACGCCAGGATCTGATTAACAGCTTGTAGCTCAGTATTGGAGCCAGTAGTAGGGAAGGCCATAAATTGATAATGAGTATTATTCTCAATAAAGAATTAAAAAAAAGGAGCCTCCGAAGAGACTCCCGTTGGATATAATAATATCAGAATGTAGTAGGAGCAGTAGCGCCAACATACAATTCAACACTAGCAGCAGGGTTGAGGTAATCACAACCGCAAGCCAAGCGACCGAGCATAACATCACCCTGGTAAACCACGGAGACATCACCACTGGTTACTTGAACCTGAGGACCAATTGCTTCAACCATACCGGCAGCTTCTTTCTGGAAGATAAGACCACAGGACTTAGAACCAAATTCAGCTCCAGTACCATAATCATTATTGATACCAGTTTGAGCATCAGAAGCATCTTCAAGAGCTTCACCCACGAAGTCACCAGTGTTACCAGGTGCAGTTACACCAGTTGTACCACCGTAAGCAGTACCATACTTGCCAAGGAAAGGGATATTCATTGACTTGTAGATCTTGATACCAGCAATCTCGATGATGCCGTTACCAGACTGCAAGGCAGTACCTTGTGAGTCACGATTCACCAGACCGTTGGAACCAACAGCTTGGATCAATTCATAGTACTGACGAGGGTTAAGGACGGCAACACGGCCATCGGAAGTAACACCTTTCTCATCAAGAGCAGCAGCTGCATCATAGAATGCAGATACCAAGTTAGCAGCAACGTAAGCATCAGAATCATTGGTAGTTGCACCAACACGAATCTGTGTACCACCGGGCTCAACATAACCAGTTGCACTGATAGGAGAAGCCTTACGTGCACCACGTGCAATAGCACGGAATGCAAGACGGTCATACTTTTCTGCAAGAGCGTAGCCGATCTTACGTGAGATCTCAGAACGAAGATCATAATGAGAAAGCACTTCGTCAAGTTCATAGACGAAAGCTGAGCTGATCAACAGGTCATCAATCGTGATCGTCTTCTCAGCCACAGGAGGTGCACCATTGGAGTCACCAAGGATGCTATTTCCAGGAGTATGGAACTCCGACTTGGTACGACCTGTGAAGATGAACTGCAATGATTTGCCGTTCTTAAGTGTACGCTTCATGATCAAGTCACGAGCGATTGTATTATTTTGGAAGCCTTTGAACATTTCGCCACTGAACAACTTGAGGTACAGTGCGCGCTTGTCTCCAGCTAGGTTAGCCTGACCCAGCTGTGTAAGCTGAGAGGGGTTAACCGAAGATTGAAAAGCCATTTTAAAAGAGAGTTAATAGTTATACGACTCTCAAAGATCTTTGAGTTATTTAATTTGTATTGTGGTCTATCCCACCGTCTAGACGGCAAAGGGTATCCTCGTAAGGGCCAATGCCAATAGTGATGAGGGGAATTGCACCCCTCTTTAAGATCTATCTCACTTGGTGTACTTTACACCGCGATAGCAATAAGTCTTGCCTTGCACAGTAACCTCCTAAGAAGCTCCACAAGCCCCGTTCCATGCTTATGGTGTCATGCGTCCCGAAGGATGAACGGACGTGCTTCTAGTGCGTGCTAACGCACACTAGCCGACTGTAGGTGCCACTAAGGCTACTGGTGTGGAGCTAGTTGATGCAAGATCCAAAGGAAAATTGTGG